GGATCAGGCGTTAATGTAACGGTTGCATCAGCCGCACTAATACTAGTAATACCTGTCGCATCGCCTGTTTGAACAAAAGTAACGGCATCGGTTCCCACTGTCACAACGACAGCAGTTTCCGTCCAAGTCTGACCAGCTTGCACGGTTCCATTAATAATAAGAGTAGTTGCACCAAAAAACTGACTAGCTGTATCCATGTCGAGAGAACGCGTAAGTACCCAATTCACAGCACCTGAACCAACTGTCGTCACGGTATAAATACCATTCTGGAAAGTTGATGCTTGGTTTTTAATTAAAATTCGATCACCGACCGAGGCACTATATCCATCCACACTGAAGGCCGCCATGGCACCCGCATTTGTTAAGGTTGCACCAACTCCTGATGAACCATTTGAATATGTCGCTGTTAAAGCACCAGTCGTAGCAGCCGCGCAAGGATCTTTAAAAGTACGGCCTTGCGCTACATCGTCTACATACTGTTTATTAGCGGCATCACCATTTCCACTTGGCGTAGGTACGTTTGTCAACGTATTGCTATTCATATTAATGCCACCGGCCATCGTCCCACCCGCTTTTGCTAGATAAGGTGCGGCTTCTGGCCCATTTACTGCATTTGCTATACCAGTCATGATTTAATTCCTTTTAATTAAGCCAATACTAAGCCAGCCGATTGCGGAGCACCTTCCACTTGCCAGATTGTGTTTGCAGTGATACAGCAAAGTTTTATCGAATCACCTGCATTAGCGGCTGTGACGGTTCCAGCAGCCCCTAGCGTATTAGAAACAGAACCTACATTGATTTGCTGACCAGCACCCTGAGTGATAGACCATATCCCTAACTTACCAATAATAGAAAAGACGTCTCCTACGGCAGACGTTGCAGGAAGAGAAAATGCAACACCACCACCACGATTTGCGATGTAACGTGTATTAACAGAGATAACTTGCGTAGCGCCTGTGGCTTCAACCGTAGCCATGCCACCGCCCGATGAAGATATTGTGTTATTGGATTTAGTAATACCTGATCCTGCCACTACGTTTGATTCAAAGGTAATAGGATCAGTACCAATAGTCGTAACAACGGCTGTTTGAATCCATTGCGTCTTCCCATTGACAGAACCAGCACCAATCGTAAAGAAATCACCCTGATCAATATCAGAAGGTTCGTCATAATCGCCTGATCGTGTTAGAACCCATGCGGTTACACCATCACCAACTGTGGTAACAACATAAATACCATTTTGAAATGTACTCGCTTGATCTTTTACCAAGATGCGATCACCAGCCACTACCGAAACCGAATCAATAGAAAGTGCAGCGAGAGCACCCGCATTTATAAGCGTTGCCCCTACACCAGCAGTTCCATTGTTATAAGTTGCTGTTAAAGCGGTAGTAGTAGCTAATCGAACGGTAGGATTAGAAGAAATTTGCTCGGATATCTGCGCTAATGTAACTTTGTACGTTACACCGCCTTGCACTGTCGGATAGATGTCCGTCAGTTGTGGCGATCCTAGCGCGGGTAATGCACTAATTTTTACACCAGCCATGAAACTCTCCTTGTTTAGACTGTCTCCACCAACAGGGTCTTGCTATCTTCTGTCAATATGTCGTTCCCAGCTTCTGTGAGTAATACATTATTGCCTGAAGCTGCTTCGCCTATTGCATATAGAAGGATGATGATTAGACCACTGCCATAACAATTCATATTAAATCCCTTTAAAAAAGGGAGGTGTTACCCTCCCTGTCTCGTTACGCGATAGTTTGAGAAAATCTCAACATTACACCGTAGAAATCATAAGCCGATGTAGCTGAGTTATTAGCTGTGATTTCCATGACATATTTGCTGTCCGCGGTGACATCAAATGCAGGTGTGGTAACTGCAATGTTAGAAACGTAGGGATTTGCTTGTGTAGCTGTAGCAAGAGAACCGGTTAATGCAATTGAAGTTACAGAAACTGCAACGTTATCAGCATAAGCAATTCGATCTAATGTTACAGAGTGAGCATCCATTGCTAAGGTTCCGATAGAATAGATGTAATCAAAGCTATCCAATCTAAAGCCTTTTGATGCTGCTACTACGATTTGAGGTGTGATATCCACTGCAATAACAGAGGTTTCATCCGTTGCAGTATGACGTTTAACGTAATTACCTTGAGCAATACGAGTTGTTGTCCAGGTACCGGTTCCGAAGGTTAGAACATCATTGATTCCTAAGAATTGTTGCTTAGCAATGATATTGGCTGCACCTGTACTTAACAACACATTTGCAGTCGCAGCGCCTGGATCTGGTAAAGAAATAACACTTGATTGACCCATTACGCTATTACGTAATGTCGTATTGAACGCGCCACCCGCATTTAACGCTTCAAAAATGAAAGTGCCATTAGCTGCTGTTGCTGGAAAAGAAATGAAGCTACCAGCATCACCAGAAGAACCCGAGGTAATGGGGCCACTTGTTGAAGACAATGCACCAGCAACCGCTAATGCTTGTCCAAAGGTCGATGCAGTGCTTGCAGGCTTAATATTACCTGAAACATCAGAAAACACCGGTATCGCATTAGCAACAGATGGGCCACCGGAGAAGCTCACACCACCCGCTGATGGATCAGCATTAAACACAATCGCATCAACACCAATGAAATTAGGAAGTGGTTCGACTAAGGTATAGAAATTACCTGCATTGACAGAGCCAGCGCCTACCGCAACATATAAGCCAGGTTTAAACTGACCAATACTTTGTAAATCAAAAGATCGTTCTAATACAACGGTAGAGCCAATGTCTTTAACAATATAAATACCTTGTTCATAGGTGTTTGTTTGGGTTTGCAATAATACGCGATCACCTTCTACACATAGAACACTGTCAATTGTTAACGAAGATGCAGCAATCGTTAAAGTAGCACCTACACCATTATTTGAAGGGCCATTGTTATATGTACCGGAAATATTAGAAGTAGAGGCTAAACGTACCGGAGTTAACCAAGGAGATAATACGGTTTGTCCTAAGCTTGTCGTCATGTTGAAAATTCCTTTTTCAATTAAAGTAATATTACCATTTTGAAGTTAGCTAACTTCCCCAAACAAGATCAGACGCTCCCGTACCGGCAGTATTTATCTTTATTGAAAAGATAGGATGCCAAACGCCAGCAGCTAACCCTATAAGAGTCTGTGAGGTGCCATCCCATTTAACATAGGAAACGTCACCTGTCGTTCCAACATATAACCATCGAGCAAATTCAATAGTTCCATTGGCACCGTAATAAGTATCAAGCGTTATATCGCCTGTTCTCGCAACACCAGCCATCACTCTTGTTGGGCCAGTATAGGCATTTGGGTCTAATGCTTTGACATCAAGTAATTGAACTGCCATTTTACGCTCCTTGCAATTTTTATAGTTTGATAAATACGTTCATAAAGCTTGTTGGCTGCATAATCGGGTGAGGTTCGCCGCCACCCTCATCGCCTGTTGTAGGTTGCGCAGAGGTCGTTGATCCCCCTGTGTTTAAAGCTATGCCACCACTTGTATTATCCACAACAAAAGAAGGAGTACCACCATCGGGCGTACCTGTTGGAAAATGATGATGAGTAGGCATTTGACCGGATGTTAATGTATGGTTTTCACTACCTAAAAACTCGCCCAATACTCTATTAGTGAGTCCTGCTCCAGCACCTGCACCTGCTAATGCACGACCTAAAGAACGCGGAAGAATAAGTCTTCGATTATTATTAAAGTCCTCAACCGCAGATGTTCCTCTTCCGACAGGCGCGCCTGCACTATCTTGTAGGGGTGCAAATGTATTAGAAACACCATCCCAAATGGTTTTGAATAATCCAAATGTATCAATATTAGCTCTTGTAGTTGACAATGATGCAACACTGCCGATAGAGCCATCATTCATTGCTACCCATCCCTTATTAGCTGATGAAAGCATACTGGTTTTGATATCACCTGTTCGTGGGGTTTGAATAATTGAATCAATCTGATCGTAATCATCAAATGTCAGTGTTGGATTAATTGTGCCTAAAAATAAACATGGCTTTGTGAACCAAACATCACATGGCGTTCCAAGAGGCATTTCAAGCTGCAAATACAGCGCATCATCACCGCAAGTACCAAGCGTTTTTCCTGCGGTATTTGGCACATTAATTGATAGATTAAATTGTGTCCAAGTTGAAGTAAGAGGCAACGTACCAACAGAAGTACGAACTTCAGCACTAGGAGAACCACCAGAACCAAAATACTGCCTTAAATAAAGCGTGAGCGTTACAGCCGATACAGCAACACGCGCCCACATTGTAAATGTCATTGCCTGATTATCGAGGTTATTAACCTTCTGACAGATAGGAAACTGAAAAGATTTATAGGTTTCACCAGTAGGCGAATTGGTACATTGATAACGTACATAATCAATAGGCGTTACATCACCTATTAATGGATCAGAACCCAATGGAAACGTAGGAAAAGTAATCTGATCAGTGGCGGCAGTATTGTTTTTTACAAAGCGAGTATCAGGGCCAACTACACCATTTGTTCCAACAACCGGGTTAATTAAATCCGGCGTAAATCCATGATGATTTGCAGGTGCAATTACTAAATTAGTGGTATTAGTTGGATTTCCTGTGTCATCAATATGCTCGATGAAAACATTATTTCCAATATAATTTTTAAGTGGAACATACGTTGTAACATTGCCACCACCACCAGAACCAGGAGGGGCATAATTATCTAATGTCCACAACAGATTATCATCGCTATCATAAGCTTCTAGATAATAAGTCTCGTTAAGATTGGTACTATCAACCTGCCAATAAAACGGGCCTTGCGTACCATTAGCATCAAAAAGAATGGGATTTGTATAAGGAATTGTGCCGCCAGCGTCTTGATATACTGGTTTTTGCTGAATCTTATTTAGACTTCGATAGGTATAGAGTTTAGCACCACCGGCTGCCTCTCCTTGGTTGTTCATGATGACCCATTTAGGAATGGGCGCTAATAAATACGATAATGCCATTATCACAGTCCTTGTGAAAATACAAAACTATTCTACATTATTCCTTTTTAAAAGAAATGCGATAAAGCATTTCCTGTCAATCCGGCAATTGTGCCAAGACCTGCTATTTTTCCGCCAGTTAAAGCCATGTCTTTATTTCGTAATTTTATATTAAGAGAATTGATTGCCTGATCAATTTCAGGACTAAAATAATTTCCATACCCTTTGCTTCTGGCATTTTGTAATTGTTTAAGTAAGCTTTTGGCATCCGATTGGTTTCCACCAATGGCATTAAATAATATTCTATCTTTAGAAGATTTTGGTAAATCCTGCATTATCTTGTTTATTGGGCCTATTTTTTCTATCCCATTTTTATCTACAATATTTGTCGGAGTGTTAAATACACTATGAATATTCTTAATATTAGTCTTTCCACCCCTAACAATCTCTCGTAATTTTTTATCAGATAGATAAGGTGCTACATTTTCACGATATAAATCAATTCCACGTTGATATTTATCATAGATCGGCATATTAGAATTTTGATCTCGTTTCTTTAAAAAACTAGATATGTCATCTTTTAATTGATCTCTAGCAGACTTTATTAATCCCAATTGATTTGATTCATCAGGTGTTTTATAAGGTTTTTTTTCTAAATCACCTATCATGGTTCCCAATTCAGATTGTAATATATGTGCATTATTAAAAGTTGGATTAGATTTAAATGAATTATATAAATTTCCTACATTAAGATCTTTTATCTTATTGATAGTGCTTTTTGATTTATCTATAGACGTAGAAATAAGTGGATCAACTTTTTTATATATTTTTTCATTGCCAGCCTGATCAAGTGCATGATTAAGAAAAATACCTGCTTCTTGATTTCTCATGTTATATGCATTCCTAATCTCACCAGATAATAAGTTGGAATTATTATCTATACTATTTGTTCCATGACTTAATTCGTTTTCTATTTGTTTAGCATGATGAAATGGATTGAATTTTGAAATTACATTTTTCAAGAACTCACTGTTTTCCAAAGAATTTTTTATGCCCGATACGCCTTTATTTATTCCTTCTCCAAGAGCACCAGCACCTAAACCTAATCCCATACCAATTAAAGGATGATCTGGAGAATAAGCGCCACCAAGTAGAGAATTACCAACTAACCTTGATGCAATAGGTGATTTTCCCATTATATTAGTGGCATGTCCTAATGCTGACGCTATTATCGGTATTTTCATTGCTGAATGAGCAGTTGATGCTAATTCAGGAATCTTACCAAGCGATTTAAATAATGCACCTGGCCCTATAAAAAATGATGCTAAATTTCCTGCTTGAGCATTGATATCATTTGGAGCGAAATTAAACATAGGTACTTTAGGAATATTCCCACCTAATGCATTGATACCGCTTATGCCCAAATTAGCCAATCCCGGTATAATATTACCTATTCCTTGCTCAAAACCAGCGGCCATACTATTAGCTGGATTCACTATGTTTTGTTCTATAGGATTATTAATATTACTTTCTGCAAATTGACCAGCACGTTCTAATAGATTAGGTTGATGCTGTTGATCATTAACTGGAGGATATTTTTTTTGTACAACAGATTTAATATCATCCATAGACATATCTTCAGGAAATTCAGCAGTGTGCCCGTCTGGTAGTTGGATTAAGGGCATTATTTAATCTCCTCAAACTCACCAGTCGCTTGGTTATAGCGCAATGTTGCCTTTGAAGATGAATTTGACGAAGAATTATTTCTTAATGCTGATCTTATTTCACCTGTAGATTTACCTACAGTCTTACCTACCGTTTCTTTGAATAATTTTGTCATTTTACTGTAATTTTCCATAGCGCTTTTAGGATTCTGATCCCATGTAATAGGATTAATCACTTTCTGATAAAGGGATTTCTGAATATCAGAAGCATTAACACCTAATGCGCGCATCATCTCACCGGCCGCATATGGCACGAATGTTCTAGTAAAATACATGTAATTCTGATAATCAGGCGTATCAGCACCCAAAGAATTAGAAACTGCATCTATCCCACCTTGAGCTTTACCTAATGCACCAGCATATTTAGAAACGCTAGGCATTAACTCATTACCTTTGTCTAATATGGCATCTGTAGTCGCAGCAAATCTTTGTTGATTCAATCCTTGTGCAGTCGTACCTTGTTTAACAATCTGATCTACATAAGCTTGTCCTATGCCAGAAATAGGGGGTAATTGTGTGCCATCTGGTAATTGATTATCGCCAACAATATAAGCACTGGCGGCTTGATTTGTTTGCTGAGGATTCCAATCAGGATGTTCTCGAGATAATTGTTGCTGTAATCCCATTATTTGTTTTTGGCCTACGCCCATGCCCGTTCCACCCATGTTTCGATAATTTGCCATGGCATTTTGAGAATTGATATTAGCTTGGGTTTTTTGTGGGTAATATTGATTAGCCAATTGCAATTGCTGCGCTTCCAATGGCGTCATTGTCATCATTTTATTAGTTAATGCATTATTGTAGTTAATATCAGATTGAGTTTTCGGCCCATAATATTGATTTTGCAATTGAGCAAATGCATTTGCTAGTTTCAATTTATCTGGCATAAATTGATTTTCAATACCTTGTCCTTGTGTTAATGCATTACGATAATCAATTTGAGATTGCATATTAGGTGCATAATATTGATTTTCTAAAGCACTTTTATTTAATGCATTCATCCCTTGCATGCCAGTGACTATGCCGCCTCCTGGCCCAACATCAGCAACTACTTGTGGTAATGGAAGTGCCATAGTTCACCCTTATAAAAACATTGATGCTAATTGTAAGCCGCCACCAATCATATTAGATAAGTCTTGGTTTTGACCTGCTCTTTGACCATAAGCCGCTTGACCCATTTGCTGACCCATTTGGCCGTACATATTGGTAAGCGCATTAGCTGCATTTTGTCCCATGCCCATAAGTCCGGCTTGACCCGCGCCATATTGAGAATTAATACCTAATACATTTTGTAGCCATTGATTCATGTCTCCTGATGCAATATTCCCTGCATTTTGCTGCATTTGTTCCATCATAGGAGTCGAACCCATCATGCCACTTGCACTCGCTGCATTTTGTCCAGCACGCATCGATTGGTTTTGAAGGTATTTTGCATAAGGTGATTGCTGATATTGCCCCATTATATTATTAATGAAGCCTGAAGGATCTTTCATGCCACCCAACCAGTTTTGGTAATCTCCAATGGCACCTTGACCGGCCTGTAAGAATGGATTTTGAACGCCTTGCGCTTGATTAGCCCATTGCTGATACTGCTTCATGGCATCTTCATAAGGTGCGCCAGAATTGCCAAATAGACCGCCTAGAAGCCCTCCTAAGCCACCCATTGCACCAGCCATCTGTTGCGGATTAAAGCCGCTCATCATAGTCACATTCCTTGTGTTTAGACTAGATTAACCCAAACTCCATTTTCTCTTCCCTGGAACTTGTTTAAAGTCGTATTATAAATTAATTGCCCATTGATTACATTCTGCAACTGATCTCTTTGATCCGTTGTTAATCTCGGCACAAATATTCCATTTTGAGATAAATATCCTGTAAGCGTCTCAACAAAGGTTGCTAAGAAATCACCCCAAATATTACTAAGGCTACTTGTTCCTGGTTTTATTACAGGATCGTATGTCGGAAAATTATCAAAATCTCGTGCCATATTTACTCCGGCAACACTTCAAAATCCCATGCAGCACCAAGAACCACAAAAGGTACTTGATTAAAGAATTCAATCTTGGGTACAAACCCTTGACCTCTTGGGGTTGTCCCTATCTTTCGCCAAACCGTGCGATGCGTTCTTTCACCTATCTTTCCCATTGTTGCGTGCAGATAGTTTCCATAAGTCTGTCCACCATCACGAGAAACAGCTAAAAATACAGTCGGCTGACCAACGCTAATAACAACTTGCTGTTCAAGTAATATGGTTTGACTATCTTCTGTCAGAATATCTTGATTATTTTCGGTCAACAAAAATGCGTCATCAAAAACCTCTTGATCAACTGCACCTTGCAATACATCTAATTGAAATCTATCAATCCTAAGCCTGTTATAGCCTTCTGGTGTCATCTGACGGCCAATTCTCATACGTCTAATGGTTTCACCATCATTTGTATTGATGCTATCGTCTACTACATAAAATCTTGCTATGTTATAAGCCGCATAATAATTTACACCATCAAAATACGCATGGCTTTGTGCAGGATGACGATTATGGTTTAAGACTTCTTCTTCATGCCATCTTGGTTTATCAATAGTGCTCATCGTAACATTCAAAACAAATGTATGATTTGCTCTTGTGAAATTAAGCCGATAGAAAATAATTCCATTTTCTTTAATCAAAACACCACGCGCATCAAAAACACCTTGCGTAGGTTCAGTCGCATATTGAGCAAGTTGATAATCAAGTGCACGATTAGATACTGGGATTGATTCCGTACCTTTAACTTCCATCACCGAGCCTAAACCATCACGATCTTGCGATAGAAAAAACATTCTGTCGAAACCCACTGAGATACTGCCTATCGCTGGTGTTCCAACTTCCATTAATAAAGAATTATTTCTGCGAAAGGGAAGATTTGTGCCAATCCCTGCGTTTTCCCATATTTCAGTATAGTTTTGTGAGAATAAAAATAAACGTCTATGCAATGTTCTACATGCAACAATCGTGCCCGGATGAGAGGTAATATGACCTAATTGTAATTGTCCTGTACCCGTTATCGTAAGCGTAGGTGAACCATTAGTGCCAAGATCAATATATGTATTTGCAATGGCATTATTATAAGTAGTGGCAACACGAATATGAGTAGCATCAACACGAATAGCATAATAAATATCTGTATTATTTAATGGCGTCGGCAACACACCACCACCACTTGTCGACAATTGAAATGGAACACCGGTCTGGAAATTAGCAGTCGATGGCACTATTAGCCAATCAGCCGTTGAATCAGCCGTAAATGTCGCAGTTGATGGCCCCCATACCATTCCCTGATTTAACATGCTTAATTGAAAGCTATCTGTATCGCCATTAGCAACAACAAAGAAACCATCTAAAAAACATACATCAATTGGTTTTGCAGGAAATGAAGTATCAGTAATTTGGGTAAAGGTATTTGCATTAGTATCCCATATCCAACCTGTTTGACCATCAACAAAAATAACCTGATAAGTATTAGCATCAATGCCAACATAACCGATAGAGGTAGGTAATGCGCCAATCTTTGAATAAGTGAGATTATTAGTCACACCGGTAATACGATATACTGATCCACCGAACACTTGGTAAATCGCATTTTTAAATACAAAGGTTGCCCTTGATCCACCAGTTTCTGGGGTAAAATTCAAATTTGTATTAAGTAATCCAGAAGTAGGAAATAATACAGTAGGACGCTTGCCATTTTCATCAATATACTCGAAAAGATTAACAGTTCTTTCAGCATTAAATGTACTGGTTCTTTGATTATCATAACTACCAACAATCTCATAATCTTTCCGCATATTAATACGCCAATATATTTTGCCAGTAAAAAGGTTCTGGTCGAGTAATGATCGCAGACGGTCTAATCGTTAGATCCGTTTCATTAGCGTTCTTTAAGTTATTATAGTAATCAAGATATTCATCTTCATTTTGTTGCGGCCAATTACCTGATGGATAATACGCAAGGAATTTTCGTGCTAGCGCGTATTTCATAAATCCATAATAAAACGGAGGAAGCTCCGTCATTAATTCATGCTCTGTTAATTCATCCACCATCTTTTTGACTTGAATAAAGCCAGGGTAAGGTTGATCAGGTGCAGGATAGAGAGTGATTTCACTGAACGTGTCTTGCTTATTCAAGAATATAAATGCCGGTCGTGTATTAAGAGGTGTTAAACGAGTCACACCATAATATTCTGACTTTGTGATAATTTGCAGTGGATAAATAATACCTTGTCCTGCACTAGGGACAGTATAGTTTGCAAACGAAAGATCGACTACTCGATCAGCAATAATGTCATTTCCAGGCGCATTCCCAATGGTATAAGTCGCTTGACCTGGCACCATTGTCCACGGAATCGTCGACAAAAAAGGAATATAAATACTGTCCGCGCTGAATTTATTGATCAGTTCATTAATCAATTCCAGCCCGCTAGAAAGCATAAAAGAGTCCGGGGTTTCCCCGACTCCCAATTCACCAAGAAGATAAAGCGAATTGATGATTAACTCATTAGTCGTCCGTGTGATCTGAGCCATCACATTTCCTTATGTTGAGAAAAAATCGACATGCTTTTTAGACATGCCGATTGAGTCACTATTCAACAGTCAGGTTCTTGTTCAATGGGAACGCATCTTCTAAACTGCCCGCAACCTTGTTGGAACAAGCCCGAGTTGTTTCTCCATTGTTGCTCATAAAAGCATTGAATTTCTTCATTTCAGGAGGCGCACCTGGGCGATCACCCATTTTTGAACGCATCTTATTTTGTTCAGACTTTACAAACGCATTATTAGATTGTGGTGAACCTTTCATAATCTATCCTCCATTAGGAACCTTAGCCTTCTTTTGTTTAGGCTTTGGCTCATCCTTAATTTCTTTCTCTACCTTTTCACGCGCTTTTCTCGCTTCAGCAGGGCTGTCATACCAGAACCCCGATGCTAAGAGGCATTTTCTTTCCTCATCTTCAACGACTCTCATCGGATCAATGGGGTGATACACGCAATTCAGCATCGGTCAATTCCTTATGAAAGCACCCGTACAGCGTATTGTTGATGCCATTTAAAGCCACATAACAAGTCAATACGCATGTAATTCTGATAACCCAAGATATCGCCGGTTTGGGTGACAGCGAGTGATAACCCCGTTTCAGGATCAACAGCAACCGAACTATAAGGAACCTGTAGCTTATAAAGCGGAGGACATACGATATCTATTCCTCTTGATGGGTAAGCTACGTTGACATTATGAGAGCCAACCATAGTAACAGGCGCGTTATTGGGAATAGGATTACTGACATTACGATTAGGATTAGAGGTGTCAGAAATAATGCTTGGGCTAACCGAAACAACGATGTCACCAGTACCATTAGAGCTTGCATTTGCTGTCACTACAAATTGCATATCTTGACCGGTTGCAGCACGTCCTACAGGATTGACAGATTCAACGCCCGAGATAGAAATAACATCACCAACTACAAAATAGTCAGCAATATTGATCGTTGCACCATCCATTGCAATCACAGTACCCGAAGATACAGCACCATTTACTAGTAAAACATCGCCAGAATGTAATCGTGGGCCTGCACCTGCAATGTGGCGTTTAATATTTTGAGACTGGAAAATGTCAAAATAGGATAAGTGACCAATAGCAGAACTTCTGACAATATCTTCATTAAAAACTGGCGTAAAGTTGTTGAGCAGAGCGCCTTTCAGGGAGGAACCATCACGAACGGTCATGGCAAGATACGCATCGGAGGCAATATTGACGCCCTGTTCAAGCAACTTAGCACCCGCTAGATCTACCGATGTAAAAGAATTTATGGGGGTTCCCGCGGTTCCAACAAAGAAATTAAGAATCTGTTCTGCTTGAGAACCGATATCTTTTTCCATCTGTGTAATAATTTCTTGTATGGCCGGAGCGATAAAAAGACGCGAGAAGTCTTCAATTCGTAAGGTTAAATCTTGGATCGTATAGGCAATCAAAGCATTATATTGATGAGCGATCGTAATCGTTTCAACAGTTTCAATGATACTTTGAGGGGTCGCAACAGAACCATCACCAACAATAAAGTGATTCTGTCTACGTACTTGTAAGGTATCACCGATCTTATAGCCAGATGAGACGAAATCATCTTGGTATATACGTGAAGCCGTCATTACAAAAGGGGCATTGTTTGCAAACATAGCGAGCGCTGTGTTGCTTACGAGATCGGTGGTAATAAATTGGTTAGCCATTGCCAGTCTCCATTTAGTCCGTTAAATGGCACTGTTGTTGATGTCTTCAGCGATCAACGCTCAGTTGATTTACTTAGACGTCACTTCCATGTGCCAGCTTTCATCCGCGCTCTGATCACAGAAGCGGGAGTCTTATCCGTAACGGCACTTGAAGCATTGGCTGGATTTGTCTTGATAGAATTCATGGGTTTTGACCCGTTAGGTACAGAAGAAGCTTTCCCATTACCATTCATCAGAGCAAACGACAGCTTATTCACTTCGCGTGCTTGATCTAAGGGATGGAGTTCGGAGATTCTCGATAGCTCTTGTCTGTTCTTTCCAAGTTTGTAGGCTACTTCGGCCGGATTATCGACAAACAGCAAAGCGTCCCTGATTGCTGGTGAAAAAGGCGCATCATGCCCCCTTACCACATCGTCAAAATCTTCGTACTTATCCGAGGCTTTATCAAACTCGTCATTCAATCGCTGATATTGCTTTTGAACGTGAGCGTGACCCTGAGCCTGTTTAGCTTGCTGCTCCTCTGCTTCCTTAGCTTGGAGTGCATAGCGTACGGCGCGTTGTATCCTTTCTTCTTCCCCGCCACTTGGAACATTTGGTTGCCCAGGTGATGGATATGCATTGTTAGGATTCATCGTATGGTCTTGTGGTTGTGATGCCATCTGCGCTTGCTGCATTCGCATTAACTGCTCTTGCATTTGACGCATTTCCCTAGCGTGCTTTTTGGCTTGCATCCCCAACCGCTTTTTTATGCCGTGAGGATCATCCTTGGCTGCAAATTCCTGGTCTTCTTGGGAACTACCTTGTTCCTCAGAATCACCTACGCCAACACCACCATTTACCACTTCATCTGAATCGTTAACTTGCTCTTGGTTAGAACTGTCTTGAGTATCATCCATGATCTCTTACTCCACTCTGGCATCTTCTGCCCTAGACGATTTCGGTACGTCTGTAACCCTGAGAGAATCCTTCTCTCGTAACTTATATTCTATTCTGATCGATAAATGTGTCATCCCCACCGGTAGGGATTAGTAAAATATTTATACTAATTGACTAATCAGTAGGTTTATTTTTCTTATCTAAATCTTTCTCATGTTCATGTTGCTTAGTTTGTTTATGTAGATCAGCTAAAATAGAGGCTATTTTATGGCTAAAATCATTATCTGCTTTTACGCCGTCTAAATGATGTCTTGCTTTCGCAGTTTCAAGGTTCAATTGATGATCATAGACATTTAGCTTTGCATCGGCTTGGGCCTTTTGAGCCTCCAATAATAATTTAACTTGGTCTAATTGAGCTTGTTCCTTTTCTAACTGCAACTTTTCAGCTTTAATCTGAGTTTCAGCCATCTTATTTTTAATATCAGCTTGCCTAGCTTGCATTTCTGCTTGCATCATCTGCTCTTGAGGTGATGGCGGCTGCGGAGGTAATTGTTTACCTTCTTCTTTAGCCAATACTTGAGGAGGAACGAGTGTTTTAAAACGATCAGCAATTTGAGGCATGAATTGAACATCAAGGTTCTTTGCCCAAAGGTCAGCAATAAGCGAGAATGTTTGCGGATTAGCAGCTATTGTTTGTTGGAAGAACTCAAGTGCGATATCTTTCTGTACAGCAAAACTTGGGCCAGTATCGATTTCAATATCGAAATCACCACCTTGTATTTGGTTTTCCACTTCACCGTTAGGCAGCTTTTTATTTAGGGTAACAGACTCGGTTTTACCATCCTTCTTGGAAACGACCATGTGACGCTCATCTTCACCTACGATAACCGGTAAAAGATCAAGAACAACGCGGCCGCCTTGCTCAATAGCTTGATTTAAGTTATCAAACCAAACGTAAGCAGACATTGAACCTTCCATTTTGCGCTCACGTCTTGCTTTACCGGAGATATCACGACCTTGAATAGCTTCATTTTCAGAGAAACCAAGGATTTCTCGTAAATCTTGATTGCCACGTTGATATTGGAGAAGGAGTGATTGAGAAAGTTCCCAAGGTGGCATTTTCTGGGGCATTTGACCCGTTTTTGGGTCAGCTTTAGCAATCAATATGCCATTTTGCAACTCTGGATTACGCCACATTTGCTCATTGCCCAAGATATTGTCGGGCGTGCCGATCCATTGCTCTCTGCGACGGTTTTTAATTTCTGCCGCAACTTCTGAACCAACGTAGTTAATAAACTTTTGCGCGTCTTTGGCTTCACGGATAAAACTCCTTGTATATTGTTTGCCTTCAATAAATTCAGAATCACCGTCTACAAAGATGAGGGGTAAATATTTAGAAGGCCAGTCAACAAATTCAATAATTTGGTTTTGGGTAAGCTTATATTGACGAATTTTGTAATCTTGCGTGTTACGTTCCATCTTAATGGTTGGTACTTCGCGCATGATGATGCCGCCAACAATAAGCGATTTATCAGCCGTTTCGCGTACCAACTTTAACTTTTCTTGCATCTCTTCCCATTCATGTTCCGTTACTACCATACCATTAGAAAGTTTATAGATTTTGAGGGGGAACCATTCTTTTTGGGTATATTTGCATACCACGATGGTATCTCGTGTTTCCCATTGGAAATCCAATAAGGATCGCGGATCAGAATAAGATACTGGATTAATAATATCAGGATAAGTCGCATAAAATTCTTCCTTGGTATAGACAAATTGTCTAGCACAGAAGTTACCATCACCTTTATGAGGCTTCATCGCTGTTGGATCAAATGAGGTTCGGCTAGGATCAGGAATTAACTCAAAGCGTACAACTTGATTAAAACTGTAGGAGTCCTCATAATCCAGACAAATATCAAATGCACCAAAACCACGCATGAGAGCTGATCGAAATGCAGTCTGATATACTAAGTCATTTTGCGATTGGTAACTTATTGTTCTTACTAGGTCTGATCGTAAGTTTATTTGTTCCTGCGTGGCTTTGCCTGTTAATGATCGCACTATCAGGTCTGGTTTATTCTTGCGTTGTTCTCCTGCTATTTTTTTCGTTGCATCGTAAAGCTTATTGAAGGTCATTGCTGGTTTAAAAAGACGATTGAACTCAGAACGTTCTAATGCTGACCATTGATCACGCAAGAGAAAGTTCATATCATCTTGGCCGCGCGTTACGTTTTCATTGAAATAACCATCCCAAAGAACCATATTGTCGCGGGCTTGTTCCAAGATATCCATTTCATCTATGCCAGCCTCTTCTAACTCGGCTTTGCGTTTTTCATTACTTACACTGACATCGTCATATGAAACCTGTACAGATATCTTTTCCATAAAATCCCCTTCCTTGGGTCATCTTGGTATAGTGGTAAGCTGATGGGATTTTCGTTATGCATCGGGCAATTATGCCTAGGAAATTACCCAATGTTCATAACCGCGGATTTCAAATGCCACCCTCAAACATTCATCAGCTTACCTAACTCTTTGAATCGCAACTTTGTCATTCCTATGTCAAAGTCGCTCTTTAACACGCTATTTGTACTGCTTCATCTTGTAAGTTTTCACAATTTTTTATGTTATAGGACTGATCATCTTCCCAAACTTGCCAATCAGTCGCTTCAAGTTCTTCAGCAGAAAAGATATGATTGCCAGCATTAGGGCCAGGTTTAATGATAATCTTCCATACATGTTTCATGCCACGTAATAATTTCAGATAACCTTCTTCTTCTGCCCAGCATTCACGTTTAACATTCTTTCCTTCTCTCAATGCTTTTAATGCTTCTGCAAATAACATTCAAAACTCCTTATTTAATTAACAAAAAAATAAGAATGCTCTAAAAAATCATATTCCAGAAATCCTAAAACATTCCTATACACTCTTAGTCAGCTTTTAAAATAATACATTTCATATAAGCAGAGTTGGTTTGAGCATTTGTTCCCAATGAAGGGGCCGTTAGATTAACTAAAACGGTACTCGTATTGGCAAGCTCTAATACATCACCGATATCGCAATGCACAAAAACATCCGCTACAACCTGGTTGCTTTTTTGTTCGGGCGATAAAGTCATATTTGCAAAGGTGGAACCTGGGACAATAACACCATTTTTAAACAGTGATAATGTCCAGACGGGCAACGGTGAGCTTAGTTCATTTATTGAACCGCACATGCCAGTATATATATCCCACCACCCAGCTTTATTAATAATGACTTTGCCATTTAACCCAGATTGAGAGGTGTCTATGCCAGAAGTTGCATGAATTGTATGCTCAAGTTTTACGACACCACCTGGCAAATTTGCGCCGGGGGAGGCGATTAAATCTTGAGGCGTGATAGAGTAAACTTCGGCAAATTCTAGATCGCTACACTCACAAGGACATGCTACACAATCCCCTTTTACCCCTGGAATACCTTGATCACCTTTTACACCTTGTGGCCCAATGGGGCCTTGCAAACCATCTAAACCATTTGCACCTCTTGGCCCTTGGACACCAGGAATTCCCTGAATTCCGCTATTTCCTTGCGGCCCCATTGGGCCAACAGGCCCCTGACAACAAATACATTTATCGTGATTTCCGTCCATAATATCTCTCCTTAAAAAGGTTAATTCCCTTTGGTTAAAAAATACTAATCCCAAGATGCAGGATCAAATTCTTTGCTCCTTTGGAATGGTTGTGAGCAATCTATATTTACCCATCTCTCTACTACCTGACATCTAAGCCACCACTTGTAATAACTATACCAACTTTTGAGCTTTCTTTTCTGCTTTGGCTTCCTAATAAGCTTAAGTTTTGGACTATTGGGCCACTCGTTAAAAACTATTTCAACTGGTTTTAATGGCCTAAACATATCGCATAATCCTTAAGAAAGTTAAGTTAACTGATCAGTTTCATCATTAATTTCAATAAGACCACCATTCAGATATTTTTCAATAATGTAATTCATTGCATCCCTGAAACAATAAACACACCATCTACCTCTCGAAGGAGCGCCTTCCCATATGATTCTTTCTGATTTTGCAAGCAGCCCATGTTTTAAGCATTTATATTTAGTCATATAAATACTAGGGTAATACGGTCAATTGGCATGAGCCAGCCGTAAACACAGGCTTATACCATTGCGTGCCATCAGATCCTACGGCACCAATAATGTCAGTCTCCAGCACGCTAAACCCTTGGCTACGAATATAACTATCTAAATAACCAGCAGCCGAAATTTCAGCTAGTGTGTTGTTGGGAGCATATAAATGACCAAAACGAGGAATGATGTTATTCTGACCTGGAAAATTGATAGTGAATTGATTAATCGACATTAGCTTCTCCTTAAGTTAAATTTGATCTTCATAGGTAAAACCTACCCCAGAACAATGAGTACAATACGCTTTGTAGCGATTATCAGGTGGTAGCTCGCAACTCAATCCATGATGCTCTACCTTTAGCTCAGTCATAGGTTGATATAATATTCTACCTGTGCCTTGACAAAGTGAACACTTAGTTTTTATCCCCATACGATGCCTTTTCCTTCACACGCCTTACATGTCATCATTCTCTTTCCATTATTACGGCCACATTCCTCTACTGATTGTAATTCCCATTCGCAGGAGCCTTGGCAAACAGGACATTTATGCGGTCTGATAGGCTGGAATGACTTCTCTAGGTTAAATCTGCCTTCCAATCCTTTTAATGATGTAAATAAGCAATCAATCCTCTGACTGATTTCATGTAATTGTATCTCAATAGGCTCTGGCTCTTTGCAGTTATCACAATGCTCATTCCTAGACACATGGCACTTACAATGACATTCTTTTGTTGGTACGTGACAACCGATCATTTATTCCCTCTCGTCAATATCTAGTGTCATTAAATATTTCATATCAATATCTTCCCACATGAAAGCCACGGCTAATCTTTTTGCCCATTGATGATTAGCTGAATAAGCCTTACACCTAAGAGACATCATTTCTTTAATCTCACACAACAAATCTTCACAACACTTATTCATTTAAGCCGCCGGATATAGTTTACCTATCACCCATCCACAATATAGGCAGAAAGGTTTTTTAATGTGATACCAGTAACATGCACTCATAGATGCTTCACCAAAGAACGTTGAACTTTGTTCAATGCCTCAGTATAGAAAATCTCAACCTTACCTACGACATCACGCAAGTGATCTTCAACTTCTGTCATGGTTTCGCCACGATGTTCGTTAGCTTTTGAATTATTAATTAGGTTTAATGAGAACTTATAGTCTTTGATAAATGCCTTATTTAATGCTTGAAGACGCTTAGCTAACTTCTCTAATTGGTCTGCGCATAATCCTGCGAAATCATAATGCATTACTTAATCTCCATTATTTAAATATTCATATTCTACTTTTGGATATGCTTCATCTAACCAAAATAGTTCATTACAAGAGGGGCATTTGTACTCAAACTTCATTGGGTCAGACAGGTAAACATTGCGACCTGTTCGATTTAAAATACATCCAGGATTAGGATTTTGGCTGCACTTATCACAGGCATAGTTAACCAAAATAGTTTTTACCTCTGCTTTGATTTCAGCCATTACAAACCCTTTAATTCATCGGAACTCGACAATCTTCATTGGGATTTTTCTGCCACATCAGATTTGTTCCTGAAAGAAGTGCGCCATCATCAGACTTAATTGACCTGTAATAAATATTTCTCTCATCACAAAATTCTCTAAGGTTTTCGCCACCTAAAAACACTCTTTCATTTTCTTGTGTTTCTTGATTCTTTTCTTTAGTCAAAAGAACACTCCACAATTTATGTTTTTCAGGGTTGAGTATGAAAAGCTTTATGTTTTCTTTGGCAGTAAAACTAAATACCTTCTCTGTCAATTTATCATCCATTATCAAAACAAATCGTGACTCGATAGTAGATTTCCATCCGTCGGTACATAGAAATATTACACAATCAATCCAATCAAGAGGTAATTCCGTGAAATACTTTTCCTGAACAAAAAGAGAGCCTGCTTTAAGTTCTTTATCAATAAACTTCTTTGTTACCTTTCCTTCATGTTTAATCAACATCAAATTGCCCCTTTATTTAATACCCAACGACCTCATGTGAGCGACTACCTTTCTTAAATCATTATAAACCTTCTCATCAACTGAAGTGGTTTCGCTCATAGGTAATCTATCAAACCATGAAAGTGCCTGTTCAATATCATCTCTTTCAATTCGTACTTCATGCTCAAGTTTATGAATCCACGGATTAAAAAACTTATCTTCTTTCATTTTAATATTGACCTTTTTCACGAACATCAAGCACGTGAATTGTGCTAGGATTATGAGAGGCACCTTTCCCTTTATCCACATCATCTCTAAATAATTTAGCATCTTCTAAATCTTCAAATGCAAATTGATATAGTGATGATGAATTATGAGCACCAAGTGTCACTACAAATACATGTTTCATCAAAATATCCTTGCTACGGGGTTCCACATGTCTACGGGCTTTTCATTGCCCATCTTATCCTTGGTTATGCGATCTGATGCTAATTCAAGGCAGTTGTAGCCTAATGCATCCATCGGATGTGATGCCATATTTTTGTGCGGTTTATCTTTATAACGCTCTTCCCCTGCGACTGCAACACGCATGTAAATATAATCTTTCACAAAGCCCTTATATAAAGTTGGACATTCTTTTCTATTTATCAAGAAGGCTGGTTTTCCATCTACCATACGATTTAAGAAAAATCGAATAGCTCCTAGGCGTGGTTCAATGTCATTTGTACGTGCAGCAATGGTTTCAATGCCCATTGAGTTAAGCTCACCAATACATGACATTTCTTCCATAATCTCATTACGCGCATTACCCGCTGGGTCACCTACTGATTTACCTACCTTGCAATAGGTGAAATCCCTCGCAATGCCTGGCATTACGATTGATTCTGCAAAGGTTCTAATACCCATGCCATCACCAACATATTCTTTCAATATAAGTAGCTGACCCCGAGGCGATAACTGTGTGACAACACAAGCAGGTGTCAAACCAAAATCCCAAGCAATATATAAAGGGTCGCCTTGAATAGCTTGGAGTGTATCAACCGCATGTAAATCAGAATTAAATTCAGGGAATACCTTCTTACCAAATCCAACAGAGCCATAGTGACCCAAACAGAAAACTTTAACAAACTCTTCTGTTTGTCCTTCGGCAAGCTTGAGATAATAATCAAAAGGCAAATTAGCTGCATTATCAGCGTTGGGATTACGTTTCCAAAATCCATCTTCATCTTTAATCAATCCAGGAGGTTGTTTGATCATGCGATAACTTTCAAGCTGCTTCTCTTCAAAATCTTTAAATATCCAGTGGTCATCTTCAGGAGGGTTTGTGTCTGCAATGATGCCAGCCCAATAGGGTTCATGACAGAAAGTATGAGATGGATAACGATTCACACGGCCTTTCATGTGGGCAAGAGCGGCTTGAGGTATTTCTGATAATTCGTTGAGATAGCAGCCTGTCAACTCAAGAGATTTAACTTTTCGCACATCATCCGGTCTATCGAGTGCCATAAACAATAACTCAATTTCTATCACTCCATTGCCATCATTGAATGTATGTTCATAAGTGAGGATGGGCTTTTGACGCTTATGGATATCGCCCAGGTCTCCAAACCAAGCTAGCCAAGTTTGGAGAGTGGTTGATTGCAATTCACCACTAGTGTTCCTGACGATTGCCCATCTTGAGCGTCTGCGTCCTCCGTCGCTCCACCTAGGCATTGCACATGTTCGTCGGATAATTTCGTGAATTGCCCATGTAGACTTTCCACTTCCATAAGGCCCCATAATGACACGCACAAAGCTATCATCGCTATGAGCAAGTTTGCCAGTGGGAGTTGGGATATAAATTTTGTTCGCATTGCCTGCATAAATCACCGTCCGTTGGTCATTAATACTGATATGTGCCGTTACTTCAGCACGTTTATGATGCTTATACGCTTCCCAATCACGTTTAAGGCTTGCATAAGTGTGGGTCATTTAGGCAAGACCTTATTCGGTGGTGGCGTTTGAAAACGAGCACGTTTGTAGTTGTCGCGAAAGTGCTCTTGCGTAGTAAATCGACCACCACATTTTACGCATTCACGCCTGCGATATATTTGATTCAGTTCGTGATCTTTATTAGTTTCCACGACTCGACTTTCTGGATAATTACAATATTTGCATTGCATTATTTCCGTAATCCTCGCAACGTTTTGGCAAGATTTGCTCGCTTCACGGTGGTCGGATTTTTAGATTTCAATGCTTTATCAAGCTTAGCTTCAGGGATCTTTTCACCTTGCTTGACGTGTAGGGTTTTGTGAAGCGCACCCGGATGTTTGATGGCCTTTTGAATCCATTTATTAGATTTAGCTGGCATAAAATATCCCTATTTATAATCTTTATTGCCATAATTCTCTTTGGTTTGTGGTGGCAAATTTCGGAGAGCATCTTGTTCTTTCATGGTACGAGCGATTAACTTTTTGCCACGATCAAGATACACTTCGTTGCGAGTAGAGAGATAGCCATCTGGCTTTTGGGATTCGTATTTAGCGCCCATAACACAGCTCCTTGTGTTTAATATTTAGGTTTATCTTTCTTAGGCATCGATTTCTTTTCAGGCTTCTTGCCCTTTTTCATTTCCATTTCCTTCATTTCCTTTCTCATCTTTCCCACTGGACTGCACTTCTTCATCTTTTCGATCTCCTTTCTCAAGTTCAAAGTCCTCAGCTAATTCGGTGATAGGCGCATGTGAACTAAATTGTTTCCAGTACACACGCTCCAAAGTCCACTGCGCACCCTTATGTCCATCGTTAGTATCGACTATATTCTTTCTGCATTTTTTGATCTCATCTTGTTCAATTTTCCTTAAAGCCTTTACAAGACGAGCATTTATTGAGTCAATATTGTACCTCATATCAAGCTGACCTTGCTTAACCCAAAAGTAGAAAGTGATATATGCGATGCCGTTAGCTTCGGCTGCGTGGAAACGGGTTGACCCTTTCTCAATATCTTTGAGGATGGCGTCAATACGATCTTGATTGATCTTGACTTCTTGACGAGCAGGTTGTCTATCAAGTTTGATTCGATCTGTCATTATTCGCCAATCCTTAGCAAAATAATCATCATTTTAGAATGTACTTACACTAAAAGCACGTATTAATGCAAGTATAGTTTAAGGCTTCCTAATATTGCCAAAAAAGAAGGAAAGCACAGCAATAAATCCCGCTGATAATTGCCCAATCAGCATATTCAATACATCATGATCTGAATTATTACGCGGTGGAAACGCAATAACAAAGGCCATGGTAAAGAATCCAAGCACGACACATATCGCAATAAAATCCATGACAAAATCACGTCTTCCAAAAATCTGTGTCTTTTTCTGCTCAAGTCTGGCACCTTCAATTGAGCTTCTCTCCATTTGGCTCGCCGTCATATCTTCCATGATCACACCAATTCAAAGTGTACCAAATCATTAAACGTTTGATCATTGATATTCTTATCCCCATCCCAATCACCACCCCATCTTACGGAATAAGTCATCTTCCCTTCAGCCTTTAGACGCTCAGCAACCCCCATCACAAAGCCACCAAACCAATAAAAACGTTTCGTGTTTTTCCATTCAATAGGATGCGGAGCCACATCAACCGCCATGCTAGGATTGCCGTTATGCTTGCCATCAGGCCATTTAAATTTGCTATTACCTCTCTCAAAAGCGGCATCTTGATCGGTCTGTCCACGATGTCCTTCAAGCACACTGCAATCAAAATAACGTATAATCTCATAGAACAATGTTTGTAATTCCATATGGCACGTTGATAATTTAGAAAACGATTCTTGACTAAATTTCGGCATGTAATGGCTCATCCTTGAAGGCTAATTCGAACGCTGTAATCGTATCACATTCCATTTCGCAGCGCTTACACACATAGTACATTCCATAATCATTCACACATTTTACCCCCACATCTTGCTTACAACATTTGCTCAAAATCATCCCTGTTACCATCCTGTATTATTTAAAAAATCCAAAAAAAACCCCTCACTAAAGGGGCTAAGTCCAATCAAAAACTGGGGTTGCACAATACGAGGAGTGGTTGCACCATAAGGAACAAAATCAACCGCCATGACGAACTAAATGCTCTAAGGAAAACGTAAGTTAGTCAAAAACAACATACCCATTTTCAACCGTATCAGAAAATTATTGGCTAACCAAGATATTCTTGAACACTTTTTCGAGCTGTCTCCCAGTCATCAAACCACTCAGCTTTATAGCCCTCAAGCCGCATGGCTTCACCAAATTCGACCTGCAAAGGTGTCGGTTTTTTGCCATGTTTTTTCATCTCAATCCAGTATCCATGATACCCCTGACACGCTCTTGCCAGAAAAAGATCATAGGCACCTGGTCGTAAACCCATCGCCTTCAGCCAAGCAGCAAGGGCAAAACTACGCTTGCCTTCATTTGGTATGTGGATAACGGGTAGTTTCATGTACCGCATCCATTGCACGAGGGCTTGCTGTGCTTTGTCCTCGTCGATGATCTGCATTTTGAGTTTGAACGCGGCCATCCTTAGCCCCCTTCGTGTATAATTGCTTGAGCAATTCCATGCTCGCCTGTCTGTCAGCCAGATTAACGCTTATCCTTCGCTTACTTCCCTTTGCTTTGCACACTTTTATGTTCTCCGTGAAACATTAGTACATTTACCATACAAGTCTACCCTACAAAATGGGGACACGTAACCACATTCTCCACACACAAACGTTAAAACCCTCCTATTTTGCGTTTTAACGGACTTTTTATCCAGACCGCTAGTTAGGTACTCAAAACATAAGATCGCTTTACCTAGATCATCCTTGGAGCTCTCAATGGCATCTTTAGCATACTCCCTCAACCATTCCAACTCATCCCCCCCATATGCATCTGAAACCTGTTTGATCAAATAACAAAGCTGACGCTTCTTCGCTATCCATAGCGCACGGCTCATCTGTCATTTCCTGTCATCTACTATCATTGCCACTTTGTGCGTGTCTTGAACTCAAAGTAATTAAGATCAAGAACCAACCCTATTTCGCCGGTCTTGCCATTACGATGTTTGGCAATGAGCAGCTTAGCCACATTATCCTGATCCTTGTCTCGGTCAAGGAACATGATTAGGTCTGCATCTTGTTCAATATTCCCGCATTGCCTAATGTCTGACAACATGGGCGTTCTATCCACGCGCTTCTCAATGTTTCGGTTTAGCTGGCAGAGGACGAAAACAGGTACGTTAAAATCCTTGGCCAATGCCTTCAGGTCACGAGAGATGTTTGCCAAGCGCAACGTTTCATTCTCCCCTTCCCCGTCTACCAAGCCAATGTAGTCAATGAAAACGGCCTTTAGCCCATGTTCATTTCGAATCTTGCGACAGAAAGAACGCATCTGATAGACCGACATGCGCGAGTTGTCGTTAATGAAAACCTTGGACTTGCGTAGCTTCTTGAGACCTTCGCCAATCAATTTCCAATCGGAATTATTAACCTTTGCCTTGAAGATAAGATCGCCCTTAACCTTGGAAGCACGGGCAAGAGAGCGTTTGACCAACTGAGATTGGGGCATCTCCAAGCTAAATAAAACAACTGGCTCGTTCTGCTCAAAGCACCCAATGTTGTCAGCAATGTTTAGCATGAACATCGTCTTACCAACCGATGGTCTGGCAGCCAAGATGATGAGGTCACCGTCCTGCAAGCCATTCGTGTAATCATCCAGATCAATAAATCCTGTCGCCAACCCTGTAATCTTCCCCCCGCTGTCACAATCTTTATCAAGGCGCTCAATCACATTATCCATAATGTCCGCATAAGGCGTCACAATGAAAGGCATATCGTTTTCAATATTGTTGAGGCCAGAACGCAGATGCTCTAGGTAGTTCTCATCGCCATTGGCAATTTTGGTTTGGGTAATGTTCATCAAGGTAGCTGTCTTACGCCTGTTGCTCTCTTTCTTCACAATCTCAGCATAAGCCTTGATGTTGGTAGCACTGCATGCACTGGCTGCCACTTCTGCTATCTGCTTGAATATTTCTTGATCAGACTCGCCATTCATTGCTCGCATAAAGGCCGATACGGTGAGAATGTCAGTGATCGCCTTTGTGTCTATGCGCTTCATGTGACAAATGGCACTGTAGGCGCGCCGCAGGAAGAAATCATGAAAATCGTCTTCTTTGAGTTCGCCCGCTATGTCTGCAAATGCATCCATGCTGATTAATAAATTACCAACGATGGCTTTCTCGGCCATGTATGCCTTTTGGTTAATCATTGTTCACATCCTAATGAGAAAAAGTTTCTGAGGTCGGTGTATCATTCCTCCACGCATTTTCCTTTTCAATCCTCCTCTCTCTCTCTGCCATTCGCTCAGGATCTGCGGCTAGTTCTGCATAATATTGTTCCAAGGTTACAAAGCCTGGGGGATAGGAAGCGCGGCGCGCCTCCCAAGAGGCGTCGCGCGCGCCTTTTCTTTTATCTGTTTTATTTATTCTGTTAGTAGGGCTGTCAGCATACCTTCTAGGTGGGCTGTCAGCATACCTTGCCATGCTGTCAGCATACCTTTCTTCACTTAAGGGTAGCTCAGAGCATACCTTATCTTTCTCTTTATAGGACATAATATGATCATAATTGAGGGTATAGCGATTACTTTGCGTGCGGGAATATTGAGCAGGCCGCGTTATCTTTATGAATCCTTTTTGCTCTAATGTTTTAATATTGCGCTTAACTGTATCTGCACTAAAAGAGATCATCTTTGCTATGGAGTCATAGCCATGCCAGGTATCTTTTTTATTGTTTATGCAGAGGTGAAGGGTGCTGAGTATTGCTTTTTCATGACCATTTAAAATGGTAGAAGGAATATTTTTTATTGCCCATTCGATCTGAAAATAGGTATAATCTTGTTTCATAAGGTCTCCTTATGTGTTTATTTTGTGAAAGATTTAAATGGGCGTAGCGCTAACTATGCCCATTTTCCTGGGCAATTGACGCAATTCCATTGCGCCCCTTAAATCACTAGTTTACAGATGTATTTTGTTCTAAATGCTTGTAAAAGCTCCTTATAAGATCAATATTTACACTGTAATGTCGTTTATATTTATTTACTTTTTTGATGAAAATAAATCCTTTTTTCTCTAATGAGGACAAATGTTTATCTGCTGTTTTTCTGGAGAAATGATAATTCAAAACTTCTTCAGGGGTGGAAATATAATCATTTCCCTCTTTCATAGCAGAAAGCAACATCATGAGAGATAATCTTTCTTTTGCTCTGATATCCTGTGGTAAATGTAAAATACAGGCCATCAAATGAACGACCACAAAATGCCATTCTTGATTATCAAGAGCTGAAAATTTCTTCATCTTTTACATTCCTGAATGATTTAAGGACACGTCTAGCCTGAATAGGAACCTCCTCATTAATATCCCCATGCTTGCGATAGCGCATATAGTGGCTAGCACATAACTTATGTTTTTTGTAGATAGAGAGTCTATTACATCCCTTCGCACAACATTTTTCTTGCATAGCGCCTCCTATATATAATACTTTTAACAATATTAGTTAGAAACACAAATGTCAACCAAAAGGATTTTATGACATGAGTATGACGGTGCAGGAAGCGTTAACCATTATGCAACTATACGGCCAGGTGGTAACGCGTGACCTGGTGAAACAAGCCTATAGGAAGTTGGCCTCAAAATATCATCCCGACAAAAACCCCGAGGGATTGCGCCAGATGCAAGAGGTCAATGTAGCCTATGACTACCTCACCAAAATACCCGAATCAAGTCTCTCAGGTGCCTATCAAAAAGAAAGAGTGACACCCAACAAAAGGCCCGAACCATCCGAATATCACCTATTCAGAATCAAAGGATTAATAGTTAGTACGGATGACTTTTCGTGTAAAATTTGGGTATCAGGTAAGACCTTTCGCTATAAAGAACTGCTCAAAAAATATGGCTTTCGCTGGTGTCCAGATGAACGCGCATGGTGGCGTTATAGTTATTAATGTGATACATTAATGCAATAACATCATTATACAGACTATGGAATATAAAAATGAAAGATATTAAGACCTTTAACGTAAGATTAACCAAGGAACTCTGGCTATTCTTAAAGAAAGAAGCAGCCAATAGAGAAACCTCTATGACAGATTTAATAGAACTTTGTGTAGCAAAATTTAAAAAAAATTGTGAGAAAAAAGAGTTGACAAATAGTGGTGCGGATGTATAATTGCATTTTACAGCAAACTTGAAAGGAAAAAACAGTGTCAGACGAACTAAAAAAGATTTCAGTAGAAGTAAGTAATGATTGCTGGAAGAAAATAAAAATACTTTCCATACACAAAGAGATCACATTACAAGAAGCAGTGAGGGATATATTAGAGAAAGCAGTTTCATCTAAACGATTTGATATAAATGTTCCAGAGGTAAACTAGAAATAAAAATGGGATAGAAGATTCGCAGTCATCTATCCCTCACTAAATTAATCCACGCAGGAGAAACTTAATGTCTCACATTAGTATAGATCAACAGTTACAAAATTTACAAGAAGATACAAACAAACTTTGTATATTGTGCAAAGGAAGCACAGTCACACCTCTCCATGTCAAAGGAATGACTAACATGAGTTTAAAGCAACTACAGAACTTTATATCTGATTGTGTCAGCAACTATGCAACCTACAACAAACTAGATGACTTCTACAGTCTAAATATTTCTAACCTTCCCGACTTTGTGCAAGATGAATTTGCAGCCCTCATCATGGCAGAAAATGAATCATTAGCCTCCGAAGCAACAGGCCCAGACAACAAAAATTGGGAAAAGAAAATGTTACCTGCACTTCTTCGCTATCTCAAAAATTCAACCGATAAAGACGAATCAATCGAGTTCACCAATACATGGAGAACATGCGTTACTAGTTACTTCCTAGACCGTATGCAAGAACTTATTGATAGTGAATTGGGGAATTTTAATCATGAAAACTTCTACTGCAAATCGGCAGAGAAAATGTACGGCATACCGCGCACTCTTTAAGAACTTGTTTTGGAGTCTCGCCCTAATAGCACTTATTTACTACAACCTAATTGTATTAACCAATCAGATTATAGAGGGGAAATTATGAAAGTTTATGTAGTAATGAGAAACGGAGCTTTTGAAACAACTTTAGAATGTATTTTTTCTAATAAAAAAGATGCGGAAGATTTTATAAATGGAGATATAGATTTGTTCATAAAAGAAGAACTAGTAATACCATAGATAAATGCACCAGAGGCATTTTAAAAGTAAGGATTGAATCATAAAATTTACTGAACTCTTACCTAAAAGGTGCCTCTCATGGATTTATCTAAGCCTTTAAGTAGGCATAACTTTAGGAGTATGTGTAATGGCGTTAAAAGCAAAGAAACCGCAACAGATCGAACAGAGATTAAAAGCCTTATTTTATGGGCAAGCAGGTGTAGGTAAAACGATGGCAGCTATCCAGTTTCCAAAGCCCTACATTATAGATACCGAAGGATCAACTAATAAGCCACAGTATGTAAAAGCTATCAACAAGGTAGATGGCGTAGTCTTTATGACCGTTGATTTTGATGAAATGATCAATGAAATAAAATCTTTACTATCTGAGAAACACGACTACAAAACACTTGTCATCGATTCACTCACCCTGTTATACAATGACCTACTCGATAAAGCAGAAAAAAAGGTCGGTACTGACTTTGGTCGCCATTATGGAGAAGCCAATAAGCGCATGAAGCAGTTATTGAATCTGTTATTTAGAATTGACATGAACGTCATTATCACTAGTCACTCAAAGAATGAGTACGGTCAGAACCTTGCAGTCTTAGGGCAAACCTTTGATTGCTACAAGAAATTAGATTACCTATTCGACCTCGTATTTGAGATACAAAAGCGTGGTCAGACAAGAGTGGGGATCATTAAGAAGTCCCGCATTGAACCCCTACCTGATGGAGAAACTTTCCCCTTCTCATATGATGAGATAGCAGATCGATATGGTAGAGGTGTACTTGAACGAGAAGCAATTGCCGAAGTCTTGGCAAGCAAAGAACAAGTTGCCCATCTACGTCACTTGGTAGATCTATTCAAAGAACCCGAAGAAGTTGTGCAGAAGTGGCTAGACAAAGCTAATGCTGAAACGTTTGAAGAAATGAATGAAGAGATCATTAAAAAATTAATAACCCACATGGAAAGTAAATTAAAATCTAAAGGAGACGCATAATGTTTGACTACGAACCAATGTCTGAACAAGATGCAATGAAAGCAAGATTTCAACTGCTAGAGGACGGAGAATATGAGGCTGTAATTGAAAAAGCAGAAGCTCGCCTATCCAGCACAGGAAACAATATGATCGAAGTGCATCTCAATGTTTATGATGCTACTGGCAAACCAAATCCAATAAGGGACTATTGGGTATTTACTCCTAATATGATGTGGAAAGCTATTCATGGGTCAGATTCAGCAGGTCTTGCAAAAGAGTATGAAGAAAGAAAATTTCATCCTGATATGTTACCTGGTCGCAATGTACGGGTTATACTGGGCACCCAAATAGGTAATGAGATACCAGCTGATAAATTAAATGGAAAACCACCTGGCTCCCGTTACCCAGACAAGAATGTAGTTCAAGACTACGTCAAGAAGGCAGATCAAAAGGCAGTAAGTAAGCCAGTTGATGATTTTCAGGATGATTTAATTCCATTCTAAAAAAGGTTCATGGCCGACGATACTTTGTTGAGAGGACTAAGCTCTCTATTAAACAGAACGGACAAAGGACAATAGGCCACCAATTTATGGCAATTGCGGCGTGGACAGTGACACGCAGGTAAGGTTATTAAGGTCTTGATAGGCTACCCTGAAATAAATTAACCGCCGCCCTAAGCCTTCTCGGGCTATCCGGTGCAATTCCGGCCGATTGCCAAATTTTAATTTTTATCTATCATGATTGAATATTTAACCATCTTATCCATTATATTTTTATTAAAATTCATATTAGCGCATTCAAGAGTTTGTATAGAGGTATTGGTATACCAATTAATAGTATAAAGAAATCCATCATTAATATTACCTTCTATTATCTTATTAGAAGGTTTTTTATTAACGAAATATTCCGTTGTTTCTTCACCTAATTGAGCAGCTAGAATCCCCATGCGTGAATAAGAACAATTCCCTAATTCTTTTTCACTAAAAAACATCCTAATACCATTCCATCCCTTATCTTTTTCGAATGACCCTATCGGTGCATATCCGATGATATTTATATTAGGAATATTAATAGTAGAGAAAGGGAAAGATAATTTTATTTCCTTGTAATTGTGCTTCATTTTTGTATCTTGATTACCATAATCCTTGTAACCATCACCATAATTATATTGATCTTCAGCATGTTTTTTTATGTTCAATAAGAATTTGGCATTATTATCAGTAGTCAAAATATAGCCGTTAGTCTTTTCTTCATTTTTATTTGCCATTATTCTTTCTTTCATAGACAAAGGTAAATTCTGTTTGCTAACGGGTATAATCGTTATACCTCTTTGTGTAGAAGGGAAAGGAGGCTCTTCAGCATGGCAAATTAATGGTATCAATAAAGCAATTAATAGTTTTTTATTCATATTTTCTTTCCTTCTAAATTTTTATCTTTATCCCACCATCCATCATAAATACTGCAATCACTGACTGTCTCTTCGGCGGCCAGATAGCCATTGCCTTTAGAATCTTTCATGTAATGGGTTCCATGTACAATCCATCCTCCGGTCCCTTCACCCCAATGTACTTGAGCATTGCGCCATGTTAACACCCATGGCATATCCACGGTATGAACGACATGCCCAGTTTTTTCCTGGATATGATCACTTCTAACAAACAACCATCTATCTTGTGTCCAATCCCAGCTTATTGATTCATTATTGGCACAATTTGCCCTGGAATGGTGAGTAAGACCATTAAATCCTGCGTTTGCGCTTGAAAAGATACCTACTGTGATAAGATATATAATCACCTTTCTCATTTTTTAGTCCTTACTAATCTTGGATGGGCAAGTATATAATCATTTTTTAAAATGGCAATATCGGCCTATGGATGAAATATGAAATTCAGCGAAGCAATGCAAGAGTTAAAGAATGGATTAAAGTTAACGCGTCAAACCTGGGTAGGGAGTATGTATTTTCAGATGGATAGTAACACTGAAATAGTTCATTGCTTTCAACCTTCATTCAAATATTTTACTTATGATGAATCAATCATGCTTTCCAATGGATGGGAAGTTGAAGGCGAAGAAGGTGAATTTTATTTTTACGATATAATTTCCTTCTTGCAACAAGGAAAGAAAGCAAAATTAAAAGAATGGAAAGAAACTTATATTAAATATAATCCAAAAGAAAAATGTCTTGTATCGCATGAAATGATATCTTTTAATTACCATCCTGATTTCGAATCATTTACATCATTAGATTGGATAGTCATTCCATGAATGAAAAGTCAAAACAAATAAATGAACAAGAGTTTTATGAGATTGTCCATATTATTGCAAAACCTACGTTTCATTTCATTTTAAAGCGCATCACAAAAGAAATATTGAACAACAAAAAATATCAACAACTTGATGTGAATGACTTTTTTAATGCGCTCATTGCTTCTATGGCAAGCATCGACACTAACATGATTCGTTGGATGCAAGGGTTCTATAAAATAAAAACCAACAGCCAACTAGATCAAAACAGACTAATCATGACCCTAGTACGTAGCTTAAACGAACAATTAGAAATAATTGTCCAATAGGAGTTTATATGGCACTTATGATATGTCCATTGCACGGTTATCAATGTGGGGGAAATTGCATGGCTGCTAGCCAACAGATGGGAATGGCTGATTATCATCGCTATCTCAATGATCAGATGGGCAGAGCAATGCAACAACAAATTGCACAATATCCAGCATCATCAAAGGAAACAAAGAAACCAAACAAAAAACTTTTACTAATACAGAGGTGAAACATGTCTTTACTTAAATACAAAGAAATTTTAGTTCTTGCAAAAGAAAAAATTAACGAAGTAATGGCACCGCTACGCGCTCGTGAAATGCGCAAGAAAGGCGAGCTTGAGGCATGTAAGTTAGAAAGCATTATTGCAGAGAAAGAACAAAAAATTCAAGAGTACGCATCAACCTATCCTATTGACTTCGACAAATTGATTGATGCAATAGACGAACTTGAATTAGTGAAACGCCGAAAAGAACAATTTGAAAAAATTATTCAGGAGATGTTTGACGATGAAAAATGATTTTATAGATATGATAAAAGCGTTTGCAGATATATTGACAAATCATTCGTTCCACTTCTTAATTAAAAACTTTGAAGACGGCGCCGGAGTAAAAGAGGTTATGGATGTGGTTGTTAGCTCGCATATTTCTGCATTATTTAATGTAATGACACAAGTCGCCAAAGGCCAACCAGAATCAGAAATTCTCGTCGAAAATTTCATTTCTGGACTAGAAACAGCAATAAAGAACCTTAAACCAATACAAAATGTGGAAAAAATTTAATGAATGATTCAAAAGATATAATAAATAAATATACAAATTTTAATAAGAAAAAAGATCATTATATTCTTGATGAAAATAACAATGTTATCGAAGCAGACTTAACGACATGGGCACAATTTATTGGAGATGAAAGAGAAAGAAGTATCGTTAAACAAGAATATATTGGTGATCTTCAGGTATCAACTATTTTCATTGGTTTAGATCATAATTTAGCAGGTTTAATTACAAAAGGCGAACACAGGCCACATATATTTGAAACGATGATATTCAAAGATAATAAAGATATCTACTGTGATCGATATTCAACATGGGAAGAAGCAAAAGAAGGTCATCAGAAAGCCATAGATTGGATTAACAATGGATGCAAAGAGGAAGAAGAAAGTGACAGAACAATGTCAAAGATGTAAAGAAAAAGACGAAGACTGTAGAACACTATGGATGGCTTGCTTTTATGATATGGATGAATTGGAAATTCCATTTAAAGAAGCAAAATGTGATGGTAGAAAGTTCTTTACTCTACGTGTCTGTAAAGATTGCCGCGCAGATTGGATGCGCACCATTCAGTACTGGTGGAACACTATTACTCCTAAAACAGAATCTTGCGGCAGCGGTATTTTTGTTAGAGATTTCGGAAGCAATAAAGAAATAACCCTCGAAGAATATAGAGCTAAATATATGAAAGACTCATAACCAATTATATTTATATTGTAAATTTTATTACAGGGAATAGTTCATGGCCATTAATACTCTTGATTACAATGTTTTACCATACAAAAAAATAACTAGTCCAAATAACAAAGAACTAGTAACTGTTAGAGCTAACTTCATAAACAAAAAAACTGTCCTTACATTTTCAATTGGAACAGATATTTGTGAATTATTAGATTTCAAAAAATCAGACAGAGTTAATATTTACCTTCATAAAAGAGACAAAAATGTGCATCTTATAAAGAAATCATCAACTATTAATGAAGGGTATTTATTAAGTCATAATAATGATAAAAGTAGCTTTATGACATTTACAATAAGATATCCTGGACAGTATGATTTTAGGTTAAGTCAAACTATTATTATTAGCTATGATATTAACGATGATGGATGTTTGTTATTGAATATCGAAAAATTAAAATGGAGAAAATAAACATGTATGTATATGAATCAGAATTTCCTATAGATTATTTTAGTGGTATGACCCAATTAAGTCACTATATTAACCTTTGTTTTAAAAATAAAGAAGACCCGGCATCTTATTTATCATATTATAAATTACAAAAATTTTTAATAAATTCGTTCATGGCTGTTAAATGCGCTGTTACAAATTGGGAAGGTGATATAAGAGGGGATGATATTTTTATAAGTGCTATTCCGTGGCTTGATAATACAACAAAAAAAATATTAGCATTCAAACAAGATAATAATGGCACATCTTTTATTGTATCTGAATTTCAACTCCCCTTACCAGTTAAAGATCAGCAATTTCAACTTATGAAATTACATGATTTAAATTCACAATCCATTATGATCTATTTTGAAGAATCATTTGAGTTAACAGTTAATTTAATTGAGAGAGGAACAAAAGAAAATAATACTCAAGTGAATGTTATTCATTTAGATGAACTTAAAAATCTTTTAAATACACAAGAAAATAAAACATCAGAAAAAAAAGATAATTTATCTGATTTTGAAAAGATAGGATAACCAATGAAACTTCACATAATATTAAATGAGTGTTGATATGGAATGGATAAGCGTTAAAGATAGATTACCAAAAATGTATGAACGAGTTTTAACTTATTGTCCTGAGTTCCCAAGAATGCCAATAAAAGTTAATTACATTCATACTTATGACAATGAATGGGCATATGATCATTCAAGAGAAATAACTCACTGGCTGCCATTGCCAGAACCTCCCGAGTGATATATCATCGCACGCTCATTTACTCAGAGAGACAGTCATGGAAATCAAATTAGCAGAAGCCTTGTTGCGCCGAAAGGAGTTACAAGAGAAGGTTGAGATTCTAAAGAAATTCAAAGACAACCAATTATTTTATGAAGTACGCGGACAACGTGTTAAAGTCATGGAAGGTTTAGAAGATCTCAATGCTAATTATCCAAAGATGACAGCATCTCAAGTGACAGCTGAATATGATTGGCACGCACGTCAGCTACGTTTAGTTGATGCAGCTATTCAGCAAGCAAACTGGACTACCATTTTAACAGTTGATGACACCGTAATGGGTGACTTCAAGTAACGAGCAGTAGGGACAACCTAGGGCGTTATGGGAAAGGCCGCTTTGGAGCCTCAATCCATAGTGATTGGCCAATCACGTAAGCCAGCGCACCACTGTAAAGGTGTAAGGTTGCTCACTAGACGAAAGTCACCGAGCATCGCCCTGTTAAGGCATCAGTTTTTGGGACTGAAATAAATGGCAAACAAATCGTAAGATTTCACAGTTCGAATCTGTCGGGTTCCACGCCTAGCTTAGTAAGTGGGTAATTCCGAATAAGAGAACATTGAACAGTGTACGTCCGTTTGACCGATTGTGATTACACCCGATTTCCGATTACTAGAAGCCCGATTAACCGACCCATGACTAGGTTGTCCCTTTAATTTAGAGTTTAGATATGGCTTGCAACTGTAGAGATGAACATGGCGAACTTCGACCTTCTTGCATCGGTACATGCGACCTATCTAAACGTTTCTATAAAATTACGATTTTTGAAAAAAACGCCAAAGTAGAAATAAACTTCGCTGACTCACCTTTTATGTTCCCAAATAACGTTCAACTAGTAGGTTATGATCAAGAACTCAAAGACAGCATAAAATATAAATAGCTTGACTTACCTCTTTGCCATGATTATAAATGCCAACCTCTTTTATTGAGGAGATACCATGGCAAGATTTTATGTAGAAGGCATTGAAATTGAAATAAATGACCCAACCTTTTATCAATCAGTAGAGAAAATACAACCACTCATCGATCATCTTTCAGAATATGTTAATGACTATACTGCGCAAAATTAGAAACTCGTTTGGCACCCTAAAAGTGCCAACGTGTATTCGAGAAGGGACATTCCAGCCTGATATAATAATATCCATGTTTTAATTATTATTTTTGTGGAGAATCTTAAGGATCGGAAAATACAGTAGACTGAATAATTTGTCTACAAATTTCACTTAAACAAACCGCTCTTCATAATTAAAAGAGCGGTTTCTATGATTATTGATTACAAAATTCAGTCACAATACAAATTCCTAATGCACCAACCGCACCGGCAACATCCACACCACCGCCTGATGCAGCACCAGCCGCACCGCTACCATATACTTTAGAAGTGACAGAACCATTAAAGGTAGGGTTATTTGTGCCACCAGGGCATAGCTGAGTACCACCACCTTGACCTGGAATATTTGATTGAGCTGACCCTAAAACAACCTGACCTTGCGTTCCAGCATTTCCAGGTATATTGATATCACCACCCGTTGCCGTACCACCTGCACCACCATTTGATGAGGTTACCGTTGCGGATGAAGCCGCTCCCGCACTTCCAACGCCACCACCCGCTGTTAATACAGCACCTGCACCCGCTGGCGTAAATGTACTATTGCTAGCATTGCCGCCAGCATTAGCGCCTGCGCTTCCTGCGGTTCCTGCGGCCCCGATTACAACAGCTGTATTAGCACCAA